AATGGTTCCGCAGGTGTCGGCGGGAACGGTGGAACGGGCCTAGCCAATTCGATAACAGGGTCAAGTGTGACTAGGTGTGGCGGGGGCGGGGGGGGCGCAGCCACGCCTGGGACGGGTGGCTCCGGTATAGGCGGCGCGGGAGTTTCTTCCGGGGCATCAAACAACGGTAGCACAAACACTGGCTCCGGTGGCGGTGGAAACTATACGACCGCCGTCGGTGGCATAGGCGGCTCCGGCATCGTCATTGTCCGTGTAGCAAGAAATACATAACATATGGTAAAATAATACAAGGCGTATGCCAAGATATAGAAGGGAAGTGATTATCATCGCTCATTTTGCAAAAATAGAAGATGGAATTGTAAGAGAAGTTATTGTAGTTAATAATTCAGATTGTGGAGATCTTGAATTCCCCGATTCTGAGCCAGTAGGTCAAGCATTTATTAGACAAATTGGTCTTAATGGTGAATGGAAACAGACAAGCTACAATAATAACTTCAGAGGTAAGTATGCTGGGCAGGGTGATAAATTTGATCCTGATCTTGGTGATCATGGCGAATTTGTTTCTCCCGTTGTAGAAGCAGTAGAACCTGCTGAATAATAAATTCTTTTAAGAGGGGTAGGATAAATTATGTCCTACCCCTTTTGATATAATAAAACTAGGTGAGAAAAAATGGCAAAAAAAGAAGAAGAAAATCTAACCAATATGCCTTCATGGAAGTTTAGAAGAAGAGCAGTATTTGGATCATTAATATTTTCTGCCCTGGTTATTGTATATGTTGCAGTACGTTGGGACGATACAGGCATTGCAGAAACGCTAGCTCTTGGTGGCTTTGGCCTTATCGGTGCTATAATTGCTGCGTATATTGGTGGCGCTACATATCAAGATGTAAAGCTGTGGCAGCCAGTGTCGCTGAATGACAAAGAAGAATATAAAAGTAGAAAAACAAAAAAGTTAGAACAAATAGTTGAAGAAGGTCTTACAGACCATTAAGGAGAATGATGTTTACAAAGAAGTTTTGGATGGAAGCAACTGAAAGAGCACTTAAGACATTTGCACAGATGCTACTAGTAACTGCTGGCGGTGTAGCATTTAATGTGTTTACCGCTGACTGGCTTGGTCTATTAGGTCTTAGCCTTGGTGGCATGTTAGTATCATATGCAACATCAATTCTTTCTGCCAATGTTGGAAGAAAGAAGAATGATCCAAGTTTAGTATCGTAACAATATAGAAAAATGGGGTAGGATAAAATTTCCTGCCCCTTTTTCTTTTTGTAAAGTGCGATATAATTGCATGAACTTAGGAGGCATATGAAAGACACGGCATGTTTTTTAACATTTGATTGGGCGTTTGGAACTGATCCATTAGAACCAAATGGTTGTGCATGGTATAGATGTATATTACCAAGTAGGGAATTAAAAAATCATGAATGGGAGACAGGAGTAGGATTTCCTGGATGGAATGATCAACACGGATTTGGAATGTTGATACCAGGAGACAGAGCTATTCATGGATGGGATATTATTATCTTCAAGCTCATCATGCTTAAAAATATTGCAGAAAAAAGACAAGAAGCTCAAAAGCTGGGACAAAAAATAGTTGTAGATATTGATGACTGGTTTGAGGGTCTTGAAAAAACAAATCTCGCATATACGATGACTGATCCTGAAAAAAATTCAGAAAATAATAGAGATCATTACCTTGACATTATTTATAATGCAGATGCGATTATTACATCTACACCGTTTCTTTATGACTTTTACAAAAATGAAAAGGGTATGAAAAATGTATTCATGGTAAGAAATGGAATAGATCTTCCAAGATGGAAACAAAGAAGAGATCATAGTCTTGGACTTCCAACAGTTGGTTGGGTTGGAGCAACACCTTGGAGATCAAAGGATCTTGAGACAATGCAGCCCTGGTTTGCTCAATTTCTAGAAAAGAATCATCTTAAGTTTCATCATTCTGGAAATATTAAAAATGCAAATGCCGCAGCAGATCAGCTAGGAATTCCAAGGTCTGTAAAAACAACAAAGGAACCAATGAAAGTTATTAGTCAATATCCAGAACTTTTTAGAAAGGTTGACATAGGAATAGTTCCACTGAATAACATAGGATTTAACCACGCTAAGAGCACAATTAAAGGTCTTGAATATGCTGCTGCTGGAGTACCATTTGTTGCTTCATACAGCCCTGAATACGCCTTATTGGAAGAAAAGGGTGTAGGTAGAGTTGCCAACAATCCACAAGAATGGATGGCTCATCTAGAAGAGCTACTAGACCCAAGGGTACGAAAGCAAGACGTAGAAAGAAATCTAGAAAATCTTAAGAGTCAAACAATGGAGGCAAGAGGACAGGACTGGTCCGATGTTCTTCATGAAATAAAGAAGTTATAGAAAATCCCCCTATCATTGTCATTGCCACCAAATAGTATGCTTTGGATTTTTGATAGGGGGATAATCTATTTACTTATTGCAATACTCAGGGTACTTATTGTACCAAGATAGATACTTTTGGTAAACACCACTAGAGGTATAGTTTTTCTTGTGCTTACCCTTTCCATCAATATCCCAAGGGTAGAAAGTTTTTCCTCCCTGAGACATTTCATATGCAATCATAATGTTATAGTTTCTATCAAGCATCTTTGTGGTATCCCACCATGCTTGACCACTATGTGCTGCACGATTGAATTGAAAGACACCATAGTCTCCAGTTGATGATATAGCATTTGCTCTACCACCACTCTCACGCATAGCAATTGCCCATGCGATTCGCAATCCATTCTTTCTAAATCCAGCTTTGTATAAAGCTTTTGCAAGAAAATGCTTGCATTCAAAAACCTTCGTGGCTTTTACCTTGATGGTTAATGATCTACTAGCAACGATTGACTTTGGAACAGTCAACTCCGTCGCAATAGGTGCAGACTTAGCATACACCTGTTCGTTGGCAGCAGCACTAGTTGCTGTAAATGGAACTGCACTTATCAGCAACATCAGCGCCATGATACCTCCTACCAGTTTCGTTTTCATCTGTTTCCTCCTTGCGGCGGCAATAACATCCTTCTAGGATATCAGAAAAATAATAGGGGTGTCAATTTATAGAATCGAAATGTCCTATTTGTTAATAAATAATGAACTGAATTGTGATCTATATCTCTATATATTATATATAAAGATATATTAATATTAGATCTATTCCCTCCCTAACCACCCATCCATGGTATCAGTCTTTCTGGTAGTTGTCAATTGCAATGAGAATTTTTTGAATCATATTTATTCCTGGGCGAATAGTATCTCCGCTGGCTAGATCATACAGGACAACCGTATCGTCGTCAAGAAGTCTAGGTATAAGAAGTTGGTCACTGCGTCCAAGCTTTTCAGCTTTTCCCATATTTACCAAATTGTTATAAGTATGAACCTGCTGAATGGTAAGTTCCATTTCAATCCCTTCAATATTCGTGGTAGAATTTCCTATCCATAATTTTATCAGAAGGAGTGTTTTTGGTGTCACTCATCAACGACCAAGGATCTATTACAGATTTTTATAGAAATTTTATTCACATAAGCAGGTACGCAAGGTGGATTGAATCTGAAAACCGCCGCGAAACCTGGGTAGAAACAGTATCAAGATTCATGAATTTCATGAAGAATCATTTATCAACAAATTATAACTATGACACAAACGATATTGTATTTGATGAAATAGAAAATGCAATATTGAATCATAAGATCATGCCCTCTATGAGGGCGCTCATGACAGCAGGCCCAGCACTTGAGAGAGACAACATTGCAGCCTACAATTGTTCTTTTATAGCAGTAGACTCTTATCGTGCATTTGATGAAGCAATGTATATTTTGATGAACGGAACAGGTGTAGGATTCTCAGTAGAGCAAAAGTATCTAGACAATCTTCCAGTGATTGCCGATGAATTTTTTCCAACAGAGACAACAATCATTGTTGAGGATTCTAAGCTTGGTTGGGCAAAGGCATACAAGGAGTTAATCACCTTGCTCACTACTGGCCAGGTGCCTAAATGGGACATGTCAAAGGTACGTCCAGCAGGGGCGAGGCTAAAGATATTCGGTGGTCGTGCTAGCGGCCCAGATCCACTTGACAATCTATTTAGGTTTACAGTTGGAATTTTTAGAAATGCTCATGGTCGCAGACTTAAGCCAATTGAGGCGCATGACATTATGTGCAAGATTGGAGAAATTGTAGTTGTTGGTGGCGTTCGTCGCTCTGCTCTTATATCTCTTTCAAATCTTGATGATTTTGAAATGGCTAAAGCAAAGAGCGGTCAGTGGTGGGAAGATAATGGGCAGAGGGCGCTAGCAAATAATTCCGCTGTTTACAATATAAAACCAAATACTGCACAATTTTTAAGAGAATGGAGAAACCTGTATGAATCGAAATCGGGTGAACGCGGAATTTATAATATGGATAGTGTTCGCAAGCATATTGATGGCTTCGGTCGCCGTGATTCTTCTAAAGTAATGGGGACCAATCCATGTGGAGAAATTCTTCTTCGTCCGAATCAATTCTGTAATTTAACAGAGGTTGTTATTGAAGCAGAGGACACATATGAAGATCTTGCAGAAAAGGTCAGGCTTGCAACAATCCTAGGCACCTGGCAGTCAACTCTTTCAAACTTTAAATATATCCGTAAATCATGGAAGGATAATACAGAAGAAGAAAGACTTCTTGGTGTTTCACTAACTGGTATATTTGGAAATAAATTAACAGGGACAGTACATAATAATCTTCCAAATATGCTTGATGGACTTAGAGAGTTAGCAGTTGAAGAAAATGCTATTGAAGCAGATAAGATTGGTATTCAACACTCAGTGTCTGTAACAACTGTTAAACCGTCTGGAACTGTGTCTCAACTGACAGGAGTATCAAGTGGAATTCATCCCTGGTATTCACCATACTACCTAAGATCAGTTCGTGGTGACAACAAAGACCCATTGACTCAGTTTCTTAAGGATGCTGGATTACCAAATGAGCCAGACGTAATGAAGCCAAACGATACTACTGTTTTCTATTTTCCAATCAAGGCACCAGACGGCGCGGTAGTCACAAAAGATCTAGCAGCCATTGATCACCTTGAAATATGGAAAGTGTACCGTGAACATTGGACTGAACATAATCCGTCTGTTACAATTAATATTCATGAAGACGAATGGCTCAGAGTCGGAGCCTGGGTATATGACAACTTTGATTCCATCGGTGGAGTATCATTCCTTCCTGCAAGCGAGCATACATACAAGCAAGCTCCATATCAAGAAATTACTAAGGAAGAATATGAAACTGCTGTCAATCAAATGCCAAAAACTATTGACTGGTCCATTCTCAGTCTTTATGAAAAGGTAGACGGTACTACTGGTTCACAAGAATTAAGTTGCGTTGCTGGTGCGTGCGAAATAGTTGATATCGGAAGCCAGGTAGCAGTCTAGTCTCCTGTATAATAATATAAGGAGAATCATGGCTCAAAATATATTCAACTTATATTCCGCAGTTGCCTTTGCTGATCACCCGTTGGCTTGCTGGCCACTTGATGATGATTTTTCATTTGTCTCGTTGGTTTCAGCAAGCCCAACGTGGTCAGTAACAAACGGAAGCTCTGGAAGCGTAGCATCTCCACCCAAAGAAAAGCCACAAGAAACAGTTGGCATAGGTGATGCTGGTCTTGTTTTAGATAGCTTTATTGGTTCTGCGTCAACAATGACAATAAAAACTCAATCGTTTTCAGGTGTGAATACTGATTCATCAAAGCCAACGGTATGTATTAATGCATTTTTATATACATATTCTGCTAGCGTAGCAAGTCTTGAAATAGGATTTGAATATGGTGGAAATTATGATAAAACGATCTATACAAACTTGTCTCAAAATGCATGGACACGGATATCACACACTGCTTCTGTATCGAATAATACAACAATATATCCATATATCAAGATTAATTTTAATGATGCAAATAGAACGGTATCGTTATATAATTTCTCAGTAGGTCAATGGTCTGAACAAACAAATCATGTAAGCATTGGCGCATCTCCAACACTGTTTACAGCTTTGTCATCATCTGCCACATACAAACAAGCATGGGGTTCAGCGGTATCAGCATCGCCATCAAGATATAAAACATATGAAATTGATTCATATGGATTTGTTGAAGATGATAATGGTTTCTATCTGGTAGAAGATAACAAAATGCTTGCATTTAATGCAAATCTTCCAATGGTATATGGGTCTGGAAATATTACAGAAATAAAGAATTCAAACAATAATATGCCGTCAATGGTGTTTCCTGGAAAAGGATTTTTACATGAAAATGGAAAATACAATAGCTTTACCGCCGAGTTCTGGTTAAGAATAAATCCATCAAGGTCAACTGATAAAAGAATATTTGGGCCAACAACAAGTCAAGACGGAATTTATGTAGAAAATGAATTTATTTCTTTAAAGGTTGGTCCATACTATAAGTCATATTATGTTGGAAAGTGGTATAGACCAATGCTCATTCACTTTTCATATTCGCCAAACTCAATAAAATTAATGATTAACGGAGCTATAGTCATTGATGAAAAAATAAACATAGAAGATATAACATTTCCAAATTCTTCTAGTTATGATTCAGATTGGCTTGGTTTTTATTCAGACTCAACAATCTCAAAGTTTCAAATTGATTCATTTTCAATATATTCATACATAGTAACTCAAAATATGGCAAAAAGAAAATTCGTGTATGGCCAAGGTGTAGATACAGTTGACGATATAGTAAAAAAGTTTAGCGGCACATCAACCACAGTTGATTTTTCTTTTGCAAACTATACAAAAAATATATTGTATCCAGACGTACTTCCATGGGTTGCAGGATTTCAATCAAATCTTGATCCACAGACAAATACGCTATCTCTACCACAATATTCAACTCCAGAGATAATCTCATATGGAGAAGATCTATCTGGATTTGTAAGAAATAGGGCGGTAAGAACATGGAATGGAATAAAAGGCTACCCATGGTCAAGATGGCTTCTTAATACCTGGAGAACACTATCTCTATCAAGAGAAATGAATATCTTATATGATAATAATGCACTTCAACAGTCTTCTACGTCTAATTATTATTTAAAGCTTTCTCCAAATTCATCATACAATGATATAAAGACAGCAATAGTATTCAAAGATGCAAATCCACTTAATGATACGCTTGGTTCTATATTGGGACTATTTTCAATTAATAATGCTGAGCTTCAAGAATCAGTATCTATATTTAATGAAACAGAAATGGTAATTATGCAATTTACCAATAACAACTCTGGAGACACATTCAAGATTTTAATATCTGATATAAATACTACCAATAGAACATTCAAAATAAAATATATGTTTAACTCATATCAATTAAATTCAAGTTTTGAAACTACTCACACAGTTCCAACATCTGGAGAGTTATATTTTATTGCTGGTGTACATTTAAATAGACTTAATTCATATGCATCAAATAGAATAAGAAACTTTTTCAAAAATCCAAATATACTTCAATTATCAATAGGCGGCACATCTGATAATCAGTTTACAGGAAGAATTTATAAAGTAGCATTTAATAATCAATTCTTTACATCAAAGGATATGTCATCAAGTTTCAATTCCGCTGGATTTGCTACAAATTCTGGAACAGAACAAGTTACAACATCTCATTCAATATTTAATTATGTAGGAAACTATACTTTAGTATTCAAGAAAGCAAATGACAGCATGATTATGGATATTGCTAGTGCAGGATATTGGCAAGATAGCATACCACTTTATCAACTAGGAACATATATCACAAAAACAAATCAGTCTGAATATTATGATCTTGACATGATGCAGTTCAATATAGATTATCCAGTAGAGCTAGTTAATAATACTGACTTTGATACAGATGATGATGTTAAATGTTATGTAACAATTCAAAGATTTGATGATCTTACAACTACGCCGTACTCTAACTACACAATAATAAAACAGCTTGATGATAGTAGATATGTTGATTTTGATGCTGTGACAACAAATATTGATCAAACTAAGTTTAGGGTAGTAGACAACACAATAATATTTCCACCCAAAAATCTTATCGACTTTAAAGATGCATACATAACAATGCATATTGAAATAAAGAGTCCTGGAATAAATACCAATCCAATGCAAATTAAAAATCTTTCAATGTCATCATTAGCGTATGATCAATCAATGCTATATGCCCTCGGAACACAGAATGGAAACAAAATTTATCCATTTACAAGAGCAGCAGTAAACTATGTAACAAAGATTAAAAATCCATTTGCAATTTATAAAAACTCTACTCCTTACCTATATTTGACTGGAGATTCTGGAATTCAATCTCTTCCATACCCACCTGTAGATGATTCAATTGATGAAACTAGTGCTAGGGGTATATTAATTCCAATCAATCCAGATAAAAAAGATTCATATACGGTACACGGATTTCACATGTGGATGATGTTTAATGATGATTATTCAATTACATCGGATAAGCTACTTTTTAGCTTTATGTATGAAGGAACTAGAATTAATTTTTATGCTGAGCCAGAATACGGTGGCAAAAGGGCAAGAATAAAAGCCTATCAATTTAAATTCTATTCAGAAACTGAAGATCCAAATATCATTCTTCATTCCAATGGAATAAAACAAGATGTTTACATCGAACCATTGACATGGACAATGTTAACTGTTCAGTTCATTAATCCAATAACTATTAGCAATGTCACTGGAAGTCTTGAGCTTTACAATGGCGCTCTATTTAATAATATTTGTGTGTATCAGCAGTCAATAGATAACATTGTTGATGATATATTTGAATCTCATTTAGGTCTTTCAAACATAGTTGTTCAAGATCCAGTCGAAATATCGGTAGATTCAGAGGCAGTCACCATGTTTTCTGACATAGACATTACCACTTTTAGCGGTAGACCAATATAATATGGTAAAATAACTTATATGGTCGATGGTAACTCAAAACTTACTGTTATTAAAAAAACATCAGATTACGGTCTTTATGTCTGGATGCTACCAAATGGAAAGATATTTAGCGACAATAATGGCAATATTATGAATATACCAGCAAGACCAGGAGACATTGAGGCAATGTCAAAAATAACAAAAGCGGCAGCATACTATGGAGTTCCAGATGGAAGACCAGTCTTTCAGCCAGGGGTAAGAAGAATAACAGAAGAAGAACACTCTGAGCAATTAGATAGAATGAAGCAGGGATATATTCCATCTGAAACAGACATAGGCGCATGGCTGGACGCTGCAAAGGGATTGAACAAACATGGAGAATGAAGAAAGAGAATATAGGGCTAGGATAGATAATCCAGAGTCATTTCAAATCAAAGTTCTACATGACCCATTTGCTACACCAATTGAAGAGGTAAGAAAATTTGACGGCCTTCATGCAAATTTTAAGCGTCGTGCCGCCAGACTTGAAAAGGTATGGACTGGTGCTAACGATACAAAATCAAAACAACTCATTCCACTGCAAGACATAACAACGGCATATGGCCTATTTGATGTTATTATTCCTCCATATAATCTTGACGAGCTTGCTTCATTTTATGATTCTTCATTTGCAAATCACGCAGCAATAAACGCTAAGGTATCCAACATAGTCGGACTTGGCTATGGATTTGAAATGACAGATGCTGTTACCGAAAGACTAGAAGAGGCATCAAGTGATGATCAACTAAAAAGGGCGCATAGAAAAATTCAAAGATCAAAAAATGAATTAACAGAATGGCTAGAAAGCAGGAATGATGAAGATACCTTTACTCACATTCTTGAAAAAATATGGACAGACTATGAAGCAACGGGCAATGGATATATGGAAATCGGACGAACTGTTACAGGAGAGATCGGTTACATTGGCCATATTCCTGCTACTACTATTCGTGTTAGACGCCTTAGGGATGGATATATTCAAATAATAAATCAGCAAACTGTATATTTTAGAAACTTTCAAGATACAAAAACTCCAAATAATATAACAAATGATCCAAGGCCAAATGAGCTTATTCATTTTAAAAAATATACACCAAAGAATAGCTACTATGGAATTCCAGATGCTTTATCTTCATCAATGGCTATAGTTGGAGATCAACTTGCAGGTAAGTATAATATTGATTATTTTGAGAATAAGGCTGTTCCAAGATACATTGTTACTCTAAAGGGTGCAAAACTTAGCAATGAATCAGAGGATAAATTATTTAGATTCCTCCAGTCTGGTATGCGTGGACAAAATCATAGAACTTTATATATTCCACTACCACCAGATTCTCCAGACAATAAAGTTGAATTTAAGATGGAGGCAGTTGAAAACGGCATACAAGATGGATCTTTCCAAAAGTACCATAATTCAAATAAAGAAGATATTCTTATGTCACATCAAGTACCAATGTCAAAGGTTGGTACTGGAGTAGGAATGTCAATTGCATCAGCCCTCGCCTCTGATAGAACATTCAAAGAGCAGGTTGCAAGGCCAGCACAAAGAATGCTTGAAAAAATTCTTAACAAAATAATAAAAGAGCGAACAGACATGTTCAAAATAAAGCTCAATGAGTTAACTCTTACAGATGAAAATACTCAAAGTCAGATTGATGAAAGATATCTTAAGATGCAGGTTATTGTTCCTAATGAAGTAAGAACAAGACTTGGTATGCCAATGATTGATGGTGGACAAGATCCAGTACAACTTAAGCCACAACAAAGAGCAGAAATAAATGCTCAAGGAAACAGGCAAAGAGATTCAGAAAGACAAAATAATGCAACAGACAGTCCAAACACTGCAACAGGTAGAAATCCTGGTGGAGAAGGACGAACAACACCATAACATTATGGTAAAATTATTAAAATATTAGGATATAATGTGATTGTCATGACTATTTTTGAAAAAGCCTACTGGAACACAAGCGGAGACAATATTTCAATATTGATGCCGATTTCCAAGGTAGATGCAGAAAAAAGAATTGTATCTGGATGGGCAACCACAGATGCTGTTGATAAGCAAGGAGATATTGTCTCCATTGATGCGTCAGAAAAGGCGTTTGATAAATTTCGTGGAAACGTTCGTGAACAACACACGCCGCTAGCAGTTGGAAAGGTTATTTCATTTAAAAGAGATAAGTATTTTGACAAGGAAAGCGGAGAAATTCATAACGGCATCTTTGTTGATGTATATGTATCCAAGGGTGCAGAAGATACCTGGCACAAGGTAAATGAAAAAATCTTAACTGGATTTTCTATTGGTGGAAAAATTAATGACACAGAAGAAGTTTATGCAAAAGGAGCAAATGGTCCAGTAAGAATGATCAAGGATTATGACCTATTTGAGCTTTCTCTTGTTGATAACCCTGCAAATCCAGATTCAAACTTTGTTTCAATTCAAAAGTTTAGCGATAATACTGAGGTAGTTGAGAAAAACTATCTAGAAAATGTATATTGGTGCAATTCAAACGAGGTAGTTATTATTAGTGAAAAATCTCAGTATAATTGCCCAGATTGCAATAGTGATATGACAAATATAGGCTTTGTTGAGAGCAGAGATACTGCAAAGGCACAGACAATTAATGATCTTATAAAAAGCTTTTGCTCACCAGTCTCAGATGAAACATCTGATAATATGGCGATTGACGAAGTAGCCAAGTCAATTGCTGACAATGATAAGAAGGAGGGAAGTAACGTGGGAATTCTAAAGAATAAGAAGACGACAGAAGAAATAGTTGAGAAGTCTGATGATGTAGTAGAGGACGCTCCAGAAGAAGTCGTTGAAGAAGAAGCCGCAGAAGCGGAAGAAGTTGTTGAAGAAGCAACAGAAGATGTTGAAGAAGTTGAAAAGTCCACTACTCCTGAAGACAGCAACGTAGAAGACTTGGCTAAAGCTGTTGATGAAATCAAGACTTCAGTTGCTGAGGCAGTAGATGAACTAGTTTCAGCGGTAAAAAGCATTGCAGAAAAAGTAGCTGACCTAACAAAGTCAGTAAACGGTGTCTCAGAGGATGTATCCGTAGTAAAAGGCAATGTAGAAGAGTTTGGACAGAGAGTTGATGCAATTGAAGCTGATACTGCTGTTCGTAAGTCTGGCGATCTTGGCGGGATCGTTCAGGAACAAAAGATAGAAAAATCAAAGTGGGGCGGTCGTTTCCTCAAAGCCGCAGACATATATCGGTAAATAAATAGGAGGTGAAAATAAAATGTCAGATGAAATCCTAGAGAAAGCAGCAGCAGCAGGAGCAGTAGTATCTGGTGGAATTGGCGGAGTCGCCAACCCACAGCTCTACGATCTTGGTGTTGTTGGAAGCACAACCGACGATGGCGGTATTCTCAATCCTGAGCAGTCTCGCCAGTTCATCGAATACATTTGGGAGCAGCAGGTTCTAGCACAGGATGGTCGCAGAGTAACAATGCGTTCAAACACTGCTGAACTTGAGAAGCTCAACGTTGGCGAACGTGTTATCCGTGCAGCTAATCAGGCTGATGGCACATACACAAATGCAGGCGTAGCATTTACAAAGGTTGAAATCACAACCAAGAAGATTCGTCTAGATTGGGAGGTTGCAACTGAAGCCCTTGAGGACAACATTGAGGGTACAGCTCTTGAGGACCACCTTGTTCGTTCAATGACAAGGGCGTTTGCAAATGATCTTGAAGATCTTGCAATCAATGGTACTGGAGCTGGAACAAATGCATTCCTTAGCATCATGGCAGGATTCCACAAGAAGGAGACTGATAATGGCAATGAGGCCACAGCAGTATCCTCCAGTGGATCTACATGGACAGTTCAAGATCTTCAGAGCATCATTCTAGCTATGCCACGCAAATTCCGTGGTTCACGCTCAGCTATGAAGTTCTACGCTGGATCACCAACAATTTCTTCACTTCTCAACAACCTAGCTCAGACTGGTAATTACAACTCTGAAAGAATTGTTGAGAGAATTGTTGATGGAACTGTACCACAGGTCATTGGTGTACCACTTCAGTATCGCGTTCTAGGACTACCAATCGTTGAGGTACCATTCCTACCAGACGATTACGTTTCTCTTACATTCCCAGAGAATAGAATTTGGGGATTCCAGAGAGATGTTACAGTCCACCGCGAGTTCAAGCCAAAGAAGGATACAGTGGAATACACAGTATTCGTTCGCTTTGGTGTCGAAATCGAAGAGACAGACGCTGTTGCATTCGGAGAAAAGTAATATAACTAAATATGTGTAGGGCGGGAAGTTTCGGCTTCCCGCCTTAACATATTTTAGGTGATATAATTAAATAAATTGGAGGAAATGTGTCTAATAAGGTTGCATTATATGTGCCAAATAACATGTTTCATCCAGTATTAGGAAGACTTGAAAAAGGTTACAACATTGTATCAAGCGACGATGCTGAACAATGGATAAAAATATCAAATAAGGTACGAGAAGCAAGTCCATATGAAGTTGCTGCTCACTATGGAGGATAGGAAATGGAAATATTAAGACTTCCAGAAACTAGTCAAATTCAAGCAACGTTTACTGTTGCAGCAGCATCTCAACTCTATACAATGAATTATACAGACTTAACTACAGCTTCAGCATATTCTGCGTCAGCGGTATCCAGTGCATCAAAGCAGGTAACTTTCACATTAAACTCAAGATATCTTTCTTATGCTGGAAATCTTTTTGCAAATGTATATAATTCTTCAGGCGATAATGTTATGTCAATTGGTATTGACGTAGTAAAACCATATTGTGATATTACGAGCCTAAAGGCAAGACTTGGAATTACAACATCACAATGCATTGGTGCAGAAAAAGTTGCCAGGAAGATGATAGAAGCTGAAGCTGGATCATTTCAATTTATGAGAAAACAAAAAGAAATTATTGGAATGGGAATGGATTATCTTCCTGTAAAAGAAAGACTTGTTAAAATGTACTATTTGAGTGAAAACGGGGTACTGATATATGACTACCAGAATTCACTACTAAATGAATATAAAATAAGCATAGATAAAACTTCAATAATTCATGCAGAGCAAATAGAAAATAAGGTTGAATATAGAAAAGTCTGGGAAGATAGAAACTATCCTGTGACATTTGCCTCTGGCAATGATTATTTACTTGAAGCAGACTTTGGATATCAGGTAGTTCCTGGGGATGTAGAAGAAGCATGTGAAATTCTTATTCAAGATTTAATAAGTGATAACATGAGATATTTTAATAGAAATATTGTAGAGTTTGACAATCAAGAATTTAGAATAAAGTTTTCCAATACCGCTGCATCTGGTACAGGAAACTTGCTGGTAGATAAACTTCTATCAAACTACAAGAATAATATAGTGCCTGGAGTAATCTAATGCTTCCAGTTGGCAACATATCAAGTCTGATGTATCCAATGAATGCAGATATATATTATGCATCATACGAACAAAATAATATGGGTGAAATGGTAAGTACCTGGCTATTTGATAGAACAATAAAATGTTCTGCAATAAAAGAAAGACCAGCGTCTACAATAGCAAATGTGGTTCAATCAAATAAGTTTATAGAATATGAAACACAATTAGACTTTAGAACAGAAGAAAACATATTAATTGATAGTGGTGGCGTATCGCATCAGATATCTGATACTCTTGTTCAAAAAATAACAGATCCAGCAGGAACGCTAGTATGGTTCGAAGATAATATATCAGATCCAACAAAGTTTGAAATAAATAATATTGAGCCAATGTTTGATCCATTTCATAAACTTTTTGGATATAGAGTGTTACTCAAGAGGGCAGAAGATCAAGATGTATAGTGTTAAATATGATTCAAAAAAACTAATGAAG